GGAATGGGCGGGCCGGCAACGATTTCGTGCCGAGCTGATGGAACGACATGTAGTAGTGCTCCCGGTCCCAACTCACCCGGGCGGTCCATTCGCCGTCTTCCATGACGGCGACGGACTGGATGGACGCCGCGCCAGCGCCGGTGTCGTGGGGCGCCCGGGCTTGGATGCCGGGGACCAGGTTCCAGCCCTTCCCGACCAGGGCGTCGCGGATCTCGGGCCGGGCGGCCACCTTCTTCACTTCCGCCTCGTCGACGATCACGCGCACATCTATGGCCATCACGTCACCAGCTCGCGTAGGTGCCGAGGCGGACTTGCAGGGCGAGTTCCGAGATCGTCTCGTCGTCGGTGCGGGAGTAGGTGCGCCGGCCGCCGGTGATCCCCTCGAACGACCACACCCCGCCGATCTTCGGGTTGGCTTTTAGTAGGGCTTGCAGCCCGACCCGGATCTGTTTGACTGCGGCGTCGGTGTCCCGCACGTCGGTGGGTGGCCGGTTCACTGCCCGCGCGTACAGCGGGATGGTGGCGGTCTCCCGGGACAGCACCCCCGGCTCGGCGGTGGCGTCTTCGTTGTCGAATGATATGAACCCGCCGTACAGGCTGCGCAACCCTAGGTCCGGTTCGTACGCGTACGCGACACCGACGCCTTCGAGGAGGCCGGCCGGGACCGCTGCCGCCTGCGCCAGGTCGATGAGGGCGTCGAGGGCGTCGAACACGTCGAGGGTTGTCACGCGATCCACACCTTCTGGTGGGCGTGGCGCAGATACGCGGCATCGACGTCCGGCATCCCGGTGCTGCGCGGCCCGGGCGTCGACAGCCGGTACGTGCCGCCCGCTTCGGCGGAGAACGAGATCGCCCGGTATGGCACCGACGTGTCGGTCATGCCCAGCCTCGAGCGCAGCCGCTGCTTCGCCGCCGACGCGATCTCCTCGACCGGCATGTCATGGCCGTGTTCGTATTCGACGATCACGTTGGCGCGGCCGGCCGGCCAGGTGTCGCCGTCGTCGCGGATCAGCACACCGGATTCGTCGGCGGCGACCGCAGCGACCTGCCCGGCGGTCAGCGCGGTGAATGTGCCGCCGGCCCGGTCGGCGACCTTCGCGGCCCGGCACACCCGTAGTTGCATGTCGGGCACCACGAGTTCGTCGGTGCCGGATCCGTCGAGCAGGTACCGGGCGAAGCGTGGCACCCACGCCTGCCGGGTGATGGCCTCGCATTCCTGCTCGGTTTCGATCCGTTTGCGGGCGATCGTCGTGTACGGATATTTCGTCAGGTTCAAGCCGAGCTCTGTCTTGGCCTCGTCGAGCCCGAAGTAGAACCCGCCGACGATCTCGACGTAGTCGCGGACCACGACGGCCGCGCCGGCCAGGGAGCCGGACCAGTCGAGGGTCAACGAATCCAGCAGGGCCTGCGCCGGCAGCACGTACGTGTACGTGCCGAGGCCGGGGTGGGATGCGGTGGCCGTGTTGACTGTCGTCCCGTCGAGCCGCTTCAGGGTGCAGGTGACATTGCCGGCGCAGTCGGTCAGGACACCGTCGACGCGGAACTCCTGCGTCAGTGTCTGCTGCGCTGTCACCTGCACCCGCAGAAGCGACATCGGTCACCCCGCCTCGGCCGGCGCCAGGGTGCACACCAGATATGGGGCGGTCAGATATTTGACCTCACGCCACTGGTAGCCGAGTTCGGTGAGCAGCGCGGTGAGCTCGTCGAGCTGGTAGTAGCCGTACACGTCGTGGCGTTCGATGAGCAGCGCCGGCCGGAACTTGGCGAGGAGACCGGCCATGCCGCGTAGGGCGTGCAGGTCGGAACCCTCCACATCCATCTTCACCAGGTCGAGCCGGTCGAGTGCGTGGAGCTCGGCGAAGCTGTCCAGCCGCCGCGCCGGCACAGCTACGTGCTCTTCGCCGTCGGGCTCGCCGATCGGCAGTGTCCGGGTCGATCCACCGGCGAGACGGTGATTGTTGTCCTGCAGCGTGAGGAATGACTGCTCATCCCAGGCGGCGAACTCGAGCACCGTGACGTTGCTGATGTCGTTGATCGCCAAGTGCTTCCGCAGCACCTGCAGGGTGTCCGGGTTCGGCTCCACCGCGACCACCCGCGACGCCCGACCGGCCATCCGCAGTGTCCACCGGCCGATGTGCGCGCCCACATCCAGGAACACACCACCGGCTGGTAGCAGCTCCTCCATCACCGGCTGCAGCGTCTCCTCATGCTGGCTCCAGCCGATCCAGTCATCCGTGCCCTTGCCGCGGTTCAGCCAGAGAAGCCCGTCGGCCTCCCATACCTTGGTGTGCAGGCTGCCCGGGTCCGGTGGCTTCGTCGCGGCCGTTCGCCGCGACTCGACCGCCGCCTCCAGTTGCTTCAGCGCCGGCACCCAGAAATCCTCGAGGACGCGGTCGGCGTCGTAGTCCTGCGCGAACGCCCACGCCTGCGCCCGCATATCCTCGTCCCGGGCGTGTTCGTAGGCCTGCTCGTAGGCGTCGACGATCCCGCCGATCAGCGGCTGCCGGGCCCACGCCCGCTGCGAGTCGTGCCACAAGGGTTGACCCGGCACCTTCCAGCCGGCCCCGACCAGTTCCGGCATCGCGGTGGTGTCGGTGACGACGACCGGGGTGCCGCAGGCCTGCGCCTCCACGATCGGGATGCCGAAGCCCTCACCCCACGAGGTGTTCGTCAACACGTCCGCGGCCCGGTAGATGTCCGCCACCGTGGAGGCGGGCACACCCACCCGATACGCGTATTGATCGGTGACGATGTACGAGCTTTCCGGCAGGTCGCCGAGCAGGTCCCGGATGTTGACCCCGTGCGGGTTGGTGATGTCCGTGTGCAGGGCAAGGACCATGTCGGGGTGCTTACGGCGCAGCTGGGCGAACGCGACGATCTGCTCATGGAACGCCTTGCGAGCACCGTCCCGGCCGAAGTTCGCGGCGACCATCGCGATCACGAACGCGTCCTCGGGCAGGCCCACCCGGGCCCTAGCCTCGGCTTTGTCCCCAGGCCGGAACACCGATGTGTCGATGCCGTGCGGCACATACAGCGGCTGCAGGCCGATCTCTTCGAGTTTGGCCTGCCCGAACCGGGACATGGCGATCGGGATGGCCCCGGTTACCTGGAACCAGTTCTCAATCATGGGTGGCACAGTCTCGTGGTCGACCGGCACCCAGGCGGCGACGTTCATGATCTGCAATGTCGGCTGGTCGAACACCCACACGTCGCCGAGGGTGATGATCAGGCCGCGGCTGGCGACGTCGCCGACGATGTCGCCTTCACCGGCGCCGAAGTGGTGCAGGGCATGCGGGACGACGGTGTCCTTGCCGTAGCTTTCGGCGTATGCCGGGTAGCAGGTGATGCCGTTCCACCGCTGCTTGGCGCCGAGCAGCCCGTAGTAGGCGGAGATGGCGATGTCGTGGCCGAGCGCGGCGATGCGGGGCACGGCCTGCGCGGTCTGCTGTCCGTAGCCGGACCCGACCCACGGGGCGACGGAATGCCACAAGATGCGCATCAGGCGGGGCTCGCCTTCGCGGCCTTCGCCGGGGCAGCCTTCTTCGGCTCCTCGGCGGCCGGCTTCTGCTCCGGCTCGGGCTCCGGCTTCATCTTGACGATCTCGACCACACCACGCGCCGCCATATCGCGGACCAGCGCGACCAGGTCCGTGTCGGCGTCGTCGACCGTCCGGATCGAATCCTCGCCGGCGGAGAACACCCGCCCGTCGCGGGTCCGCTCGTTGACCTGCCGCAGAATGTTGACCTTCACAGTTTCTTCCTTCCGTGTCCCCTTGCGGACGGTGAAGCCCAGCCCCGGGAGGGCGGTCAGGGGACAAGCCCTCCCGGGACCGGACGGTCAGAGCAGGTATTTCGCGAACGCGGCCGGCCTCATTACGTCGCCGCCGACCCGCATCTTGAACAGGAACGCGACCAGGCCGAGCTCGGCGTACCGTTCGTCCAACCGCTGCACCGTGATGGACTGCCGGTCGGCGAGCAGGTAGCCCAGCGACGGGTCACCGAAGATGACCGACGGCTCAGTGATCGGGGTGCCCGGCGCACCCATCGACGGCAGCCCCTCCAGCGTGTAGAAACGCTTCCCGAACAGGGTGTCCGGCTCACCCGCCCGGATCGACGGCTGCCACAGATAGTTTGAGGTGGAGTCCTTCAGCAGGGCGATCTTCTCGGCTGCGTCGTTCGACGCGAAGTAGGCCCCGTTGGGGCGGAACCGGGTGCCAACCCGGTATTGCAGCGACTTCAGGTCATCGCCGGTCGGGGTGGCGCCGGCCGTTGCGGTCACTGCCTGGGTGATCTGGTTCGCCGCCGAGGTGGCGCGGGCGGCCAGACCCCATGGCTTCGACACGCCGTTACCCGCTGCGAACGCATCGTCCTCCATCATCGCGACCTGCTGCCCGACGATGTCCTGGATCAGGGTGACCAGGTTGGTGTCGGTGTCGGCGAGTTCGTCGACACCGATGCGGGACATGGCCGTCAGGTCGTGGACTTCGATGACGTCCACGGGCGTGTTCGGGACCACGTTCGCGTCGACGGTGGACGCGGCGTTGATCTCCAATTTGCCCCAGCCGGCTGTCGCGCCGGTCAGTGAGCGCAGGTCCACCTTGTTCGACGTGGTGGGCCGGATCGTCGGCCCGGCACCCCGGAAGATCGCAAGGTGCGGCAAAACCTTAAAAATGGGACCCGCTATATCATGTGGGACAATAACCTCACCGGTGGCGTCCTCGATCAGCGCCGCCTTCTCCACCACGTCGAGGCCGTCGACCCACGTCTGGTTCTTCCAGCCCTGCCGCATCGCTTTCGCGAATAGTTCCGTCTGACGCCGCTGGCGCGCCTCGGCGAAATGCGTCCCGACCTGGGTGGCCGCGACCGTCGCGTCGGCGGCGAGGGCCTCGGGAACCTCGTCCGGGTTCGCCGCCCACGTCTCCATGTCGTCGCGCTGCTTCGCCAGGTCGGCCAGGCCCTTGAGACGCTTCGACTCCGCCAGCAGGTCGGAAATCTTCTTGGCGACCTCGGCGGGGATCTTCGTCGGGTCCGGGAAACGGGAATCGAGGGTCTGCGCGAGGGACAGGCAGTGCATCGCCTTTTCGATCAGGTCTTTTTGACGCGTCTGCGTCGTCATCTCACTCGCCTTTCAGCGCGTTGAGCTCCGAAGCCAGGGCTTGGAGATCGTTCCGATTGGTTACCGCATCGACAGATGCGAGCAGCTGATCGGCAAGTGAGGCATTGCTCGGGTTGCCGCCGGGTGGACTTACGTCCGGGCCGGATTCTCCGATGATGCTCAGAGCGTACGTGGAGGCGTCGTCGCCGTCCTCGCCCTGCGTGTTCTCACCGGACGTCTTGTCGTCGTCTTCGGGGGTGGTGATCGCGACGGCCGGATACCGCGCGGCGACCAGTGCGTCAATGGCTGCCTTCCGTACATGCGGCGCGCCGATCGTCAGCGCCGCCCGCATGTCGGATGCCCACTCGTCGTCGAGCTCACCCGGCTGGCCGGTAACGCCGCCCTTCACGGTTGACACCAGCGACTTCGTGTTCGCAGGGAACGGCGTCAGTGAGATCTCCATTAGCTGGATCTCGCTGATCACCCGGATTGGCCGGCCGTCGACGTACTCGACGGACTTCTCCTTGATGTCGCCGAAGATCGACACACCGTCGAGGTGTTTCTCCTTGGCCTTCAGCCGGATGTCCTGCGCCGATTTGGAGGCGGAGAACTCGGCCCTGAACCGCAGCCCGAACGGGTCCTCCATCGCCGATGCGATCGACCCGATCAGTCCCCCGCTGGAATGGTCGTGGTCGGCGACGAGGGGGATCCGCCGACCGGAGCTCTTCCAGAAGGCCAGGCTCCGCTTGAAGGCGCCGCGGACGACAACGTCGTCCTGCTGGTCGACGTTGTTGAACACGGACGCGTAGCCCTCGACACCGCCGCTCGTATCCGCCTT